GTGGACGAGATCGACGCGCTGCTGGACGACGATCTGGGTGAGGCCGATGGCGACGAAGGGCAGGACGATCGGGAGCCGGATGCTGCGGACGACGTGCCCGCCGCGTCGGCAGTGCCTGTGTCCCGGCTGGGCGACGTTTGGCTCTTGGGCGAGCACCGGCTGATCTGTGGTGATGCCACCGATGCCAGCGTGATCGCGGCCTTGATGGCGGGCCAGCAAGCCGCCCTGTGCTTCACCTCGCCGCCCTACGCCAACCAGCGCAACTACACCAGCGGCGGTATCGCCGACTGGGATGTGCTGATGCGGGGCGTGTTTGACAACCTGCCGATGGCCGCCGATGGTCAGGTGCTTGTCAACCTCGGGCTGGTCCACCGCGACAACGAGGTTGTCCCATACTGGGATGCCTGGATCGGCTGGATGCGCACGCAGGGCTGGCGGCGCTTCGGCTGGTACGTCTGGGACCAGGGGCCAGGCATGCCAGGCGACTGGCAGGGTAGGTTGGCACCTTCCTTCGAGTTTGTCTTCCACTTCAACCGGGAGGCTCGCCGGCCGAACAAGACAGTAGCGTGCAAGTACGCTGGCCGGGATGATCATCTGCGGGCAGACGGCACGTCGACCTCGATGCGGGGTAAGGATGGCGCCATCGGTGGCTGGACGCACAAGGGGCGCGTGACCCAGGACACCCGGATCCCCGATTCGGTGATTCGCGTGATGCGCCACAAAGGCAAGATCGGTCGCGACATTGACCACCCGGCGGTGTTCCCGGTGGCGTTGCCGGAGTTCGTGATCGAGGCGTACTCGGATGCGGGCGACGTCGTGTTCGAACCCTTCGGCGGCAGCGGGACAACGATGCTGGCCGCTCAACGGACCGGCCGCCAGTGCCGCAGCGTCGAGATCGCGCCTGTGTACGTGGACGTGGCCATCCAACGCTTCCAGCAGAACTTCCCCGAGGTGCCGGTGACGCTGCAGTCCATCGGGCAAGCCTTCGCCGAGGTTGCTGCCGAGCGGCTGGCGCACGCGGAGGTGGAGCAATGACGGCCTCGTGGCTCGCGGACAAAATCCAGCTCTGGCCGATTCAGCGACTCGCTCCCTACGCGGCAAACGCCCGAACCCACTCCGACGAACAGATCGCGCAGATCGCCGCCAGCATGGTGGAGTTCGGTTTCACGAACCCGATCCTGGCCGGCGGTGATGGTGTCATCGTTGCGGGGCACGGCCGCCTCGCTGCCGCCATGAAACTGGGGCTGCAGGCAGTGCCGGTGGTGGTGCTCGATCACCTGAGCCCGACGCAACGGCAGGCGCTGGTCATTGCCGACAACCGCATCGCCGAGAACGCTGGCTGGGACGAAACGGTGCTGCGCGCCGAGCTCGCTGCGCTCGATGCGGCGAACTTCGACCTGTCGTTGACCGGCTTCGATGCCGACGCACTGGCCGAGTTGATGGACGGCGATGAGGGCGAAGGCAATGCAGAGGAAGCGGCCTTGCCGGAGATGCCCGAGGAGCCGATCTCTCGGCCGGGCGACATCTGGGTGATGGGGGAGCACCGGCTGCTCTGTGGGGACGCCACTGTTGCCGAGAGCTACGACCGGCTGCTGCAGGGCGAGCTGGCGGACATGGTTTTCACGGATCCGCCGTACAACGTGAACTACGCCAATACGGCCAAGGACCGGCTGCGTGGCAAGAGCCGCGCCATCCTGAACGACAACCTGGGTAGCGGCTTCTATGATTTCCTGCTGTCAGCCTTGACGCTGCTGGTCGCCAACTGCCGGGGGGCTCACTACGTGGCTATGTCCTCCAGCGAACTGGACGTGCTGCAGGCGGCGTTCCGCGAAGCGGGTGGACACTGGTCGACCTTCATCATCTGGGCCAAGGATCGATTCACGATGGGGGGCGCAGACTACCAGCGGCAGTACGAACCGATCCTGTACGGGTGGACCGAGGGGGCGCGACGCCACTGGTGTGGCGACCGCGACCAGGGGGACGTCTGGCAGATCAAGAAACCGGCCCGCAACGACCTGCACCCCACGATGAAGCCCCTGGAGTTGGTGGAGCGGGCGATCCGCAATTCGAGTCGTCCTGGTGATGTGGTGCTCGACGCGTTTGGAGGCTCGGGCACGACGTTGATTGCGGCGGAGAAGTCGGCGCGCGCGGCGCGCCTGATTGAGCTGGATCCCAAATACGCCGACGTGATCGTGCGACGTTGGGAGGAGTACACGGGAAAGACGGCTATTCGCGAGGCGGCAGACCGAGGGACGTCCGCCAGTTGAACGGGGCCTTGGCTGCCGATTCTGCCGCCTGCTCCTCTGCAATGCGCCGGAGGATCAGCAGGGTTTGGCGATCGCGGGGAAGCACGGTGGTCAGCACGCGGATGGCCTGCTCGATGGAAACATCCGGGCGTCGGTTCTGGATCAACCAGCGCAGTGCTTGCTCGCGCTCGGATTCGGGGGTGCGGGGAAGGTTGGTGGTGCGCATGGCTTTGCTCCTTTGCGTTGACCGTTGCGATGGCACCAGTAACGCGCTGTTCGATGCCAAAGCCAAGCCTCACCTGTCGCGAATGCGACGCGACTTCGCACCAGCGCCGAAACCGCCCTGGAGGGCGGCATCAAAATACAGCAGGTGGATCAGGATTCGGGGTCTTGGGCGTACAGGTCCCCGCTGGTGATATCGGCGACGTAGACGACGTTGCGGAAGTCGCTGGGCTCATCGGCGATGCTGACGCCGCCGATCGCCGTGAGCACGACACCGTATTTGCGCGTGAGGGCGGTGAGCTCGGTGACGAAAGCGTTGTAGTTGGCGGTGGTGATGTCCATGTTTGTGTCCTCTTGGTTGATGTCGTTGCGACACCTGTATGAACGCGCTGTTCGCAGAGGAAGCCAAGTTGTTCCTGGCTTCTTTCCCGGTTAGTTGTGATCAGTCGACGCGGGCCACGTACCGCGCGTAGTCGCTACCCTCCGGATTGACATACAGGGTGGGGCGACCGGGTGCGGTGACCTCGATGCAGAGGTACTTGCCGAGATAGCCGCCGCCCTTGCCGCGCAGCCAGTCGCGGGACATCAGGAGGTTGTTCGCGAATTCGTCGAATTCCGCCGTGGTGAGGTGCTTGGTCTCAGTGACGTAGACCTCGCCGTATTCCCCGCCGCACACCTGGCTCAGATCGGCAGGTTTGCGGGCAAAGGGCAGGCGCTGGGCCAGCCTCTCGGTTTGGATCACTGCGTTGAGGGTGACTACGGTGCGGGGGAAGCGTTCGATGGTGTTGCTCATTGCGTTTGCCTTGGGGTTGGCGTCGTCAATCACGACAACCACATGAACGCGCTGTTCCGGCCACAAGCCAAGCGCTGTTCGCAGCCTCGCCGGGGCCGCTGCCATCGCAGTCGGCCCCGCGCGACATCAGGCGGACTGGTCGGCGGCCTCTGCTGCGATTCGATAAACGCGCTCGCTGTCACCCGACTTCTCGGAAATGATGGTCAGGCCCAGCCGCTTCTTGAACGTGCCAGCAAACGCGCCGCGCACCGTGTGTGCCTGCCAGCCGGTGGCTTCGCAAATCTGCTTCACCGTCGCGCCTTCCGGTCGGGCCAGCATCGCGACGACCTGGGCCTGCTTGCTGTTCTCGCGCGTGCGGGCCACCTTGCGTGGCTGCTCGGGCTGCGGTGCGTCGAGCCCCAGGGCGTTGTAGCCCGCGGCCGTGACCAGCCAGTCGTCGCCGCTGGCGGCAATCAGGGTGCGCTTCGCGAGCCCTTCGAGCACCTTCTTGCGTGCGCCGCCTTTGATGTTGTCGGGGAACCATTCGATCTTGCCGCCGGTGTGCGAAATGGCGTAGGCGAGGATTGCGTGCTGGGCCGGGGTCAGTTGTTGCGTGGTCATGTGTTGCTCCTTCGAGGTGGTTTGAACGTGGTGTGATGAACGCGCTGTTCGGCAGAGAAGCCAAGCGCTTTGTGCTGGAGGTTGCTGGGCGGGCTATGCCGCCCAGCGCGTCATGTCAGGCGTGGTCGTCTTCCTCTTCCTCGTCTTCGCCGCTCTCGATTTCTTCGATGGTGTCCTGAAGGGTGCATCCCGATCTGCCGAGGTAGCCGTGGTCGTGGGAGATCGCGCAGGTGAGGTGCGCAATCCAGTAGTCCTCGGCGCGAGCCAGGGCGCTACCGAATCCGCCGGCTTGCAGCACGCCGCGCACGTTTTCGATCAGGTCGAGCATCTGCTCCTTGATCTCGATTAGCTCTTCGACCACGTCGTTTCGGCTCAGGGTGTTGCGCATCGTTTGCTCCGGTTGATGTGTCGTGTTGGTGAGCACATGAACGCGCTGTGCCGCACAGAAGCCAAGCGCTATCCGCAAGAATTCAAATCAGATGGGAATTTCGATTCGCGCCTATGCACGGCACCGGGGCGTGTCCGACGCCGCCGTGCGCAAAGCCATTGCCGCGGGCCGCATCACGCCCGAGGCGGACGGCACCATTGACTCGGACCGGGCCGACGCCGAGTGGGCGCGCAACACCGAAGCACCGCGCCACGGGACCCGCTCCAGGCCCGTCAGGGTGGCCGTGCCGCAGGAGGGCGGTCACGCCCCAGACGGGGCTGCATCGGCGCCCACAGGCAGCACGTCGCTGCTGCAGGCCCGCACCGTCAACGAGGTGGTCAAGGCGCAGACGAACAAGGTGCGCTTGGCGAGACTCAAAGGGGAACTGGTCGACCGCTCGCAGGCCATCGCGCATGTCTTCAAGCTGGCGCGAGCCGAGCGCGATGCGTGGCTGAACTGGCCGGCACGGGTGTCCGCCCAGATGGCCGCAGCGCTGGCCGTCGATCCCCACACGATGCACGCCGCGCTGGAGTCCGCCGTGCGTGGTCACCTGCAGGAGCTGGGCGAGCTGCGCCCGCGCGTGGATTGATGCTGGTCGCGGATTACGAAGGCGCTGCCGAAATCGAGCGCGCCTGGCGTGAGGGGTTGACGCCGGATCCGCTGCTCACCGTCTCCGAATGGTCGGACCGCCACCGCATGCTGTCGAGCAAAGCCTCGGCGGAGCCCGGGCGCTGGCGCACCAGCCGCACGCCGTACCTGCGCGCGATCATGGATTGCCTGTCGCCGACTTCGCCCATCGAGCGGGTGGTCTTCATGAAGGGGGCACAGGTTGGCGGCACCGAGTGCGGCAGTTGCTGGATCGGTTACGTCATCCACCACGCGCCGGGTCCCATGATGGCGGTCTGGCCGACGGTGGAGATGGCCAAGCGCAACTCTAAGCAGCGGATCGACCCGCTGATCGAGGAGTCCCCGGTGCTGGCCGAGCGCATCGCGCCGGCCCGCTCGCGCGACTCGGGCAACACGATCCTGGCCAAGGAGTTCCGGGGCGGCGTGCTGGTCATGACCGGCGCCAACAGCGCCGTGGGCCTGCGCTCGATGCCGGTGCGATACCTGTTTCTCGATGAGGTGGACGGCTACCCGCTGGACGTCGAGGGTGAGGGCGATGCGATCTCGCTCGCCGAAGCCCGGACCAGGACGTTCGCGCGCCGCAAGATTTTCATCGTATCGACGCCAACCATCTCCGGCGCCAGCACCATCGAACGCGAATATGACGCCTCCGACCAGCGCCGGTTCTTCGTGCCATGCCCGCACTGCGATCACCGTCAGTGGCTGCGCTTCGAGCAGCTGCGCTGGATCCGGGGCGAGCCGGACACGGTGGCCTACATCTGCGAAGCGTGCGAAGAGCCGATCCATGAGCACCACAAGGCATCGATGCTGGAGCAGGGCGAATGGCGGGCGATGGCGGAGCCAGCCGGCCGCACGGCAGGCTTTCACCTGTCGTCGCTCTACAGCCCCGTGGGTTGGCGCAGCTGGCGCGATATTGCCGCTGCCTGGGAGAGCGCGGTGAGCAAGGAGTCGGGATCTGCGGCGGCGATCAAAACCTTCCGCAACACCGAGCTTGGCGAGACCTGGGTCGAGGAGGGCGAGGCACCCGACTGGCAACGCCTGCTGGAACGTCGCGAAGACTATCCGATCGGCACCGTGCCGGCGGGCGGCCTGCTGCTTTCGGCTGGCGCCGACGTGCAGAAGGATCGCGTGGAGGTCTCGGTCTGGGCGTTCGGGCGTGGCAAGGCGTCCTGGTTGGTGGAGCACCGCGTGTTGATGGGTGACACCGCCCGCGACGGGGTGTGGAAGCGACTCGGGGAACTACTCGGCGAGCAGTGGACCCATGCCAGTGGCGCGCCGATGCCGTTGGCGCGCCTTGCGCTCGACACCGGCTTCGCCACGCAGGAAGCCTACGCCTTCGTGCGCGCCTGCCGTGACGCGCGGGTGATGGCAGTCAAGGGCGTAGCGCGCGGCGCCGCGCTGATCGGCTCGCCCACGGCGGTCGACGTCTTGCGCAATGGCAAGAAGCTGCGTCGGGGCATCAAGGTCTTCATGGTGGCAGTTGGCATCGCCAAGCTCGAGCTCTACAACAACCTGCGCAAAGCTTCCGACGTGGCCGAGGACGGCGTGACCATTGCATACCCATCGGGGTTTGTCCATCTGCCCAAGGTCGATGCGGAGTACTTGCAGCAGCTGTGCGCCGAGCAACTGATCACCCGCCGTGATCGCAACGGCTTCCCGATCCGCGAGTGGCAAAAGATGCGCGAGCGCAACGAGGCGCTCGACTGCTACGTGTACGCGCGGGCAGCCGCCAGCTCAGCGGGCCTGGATCGCTTCGAGGAGCGCCACTGGCGCGAGCTGGAGCGGCAACTGGGGCTGGCCCCGCCACCTGACGTACCACACACAACCGAATCGCTTTCCCCCACAGATGCCACCGCTCGCGGTGGCATCGCCGTTTCCGGACCCCGTGCCGGGGTCCGTCGCGCCAGCCGGCGCGTGATCAAGAGCCGCTGGCTGTCCTGAGCACCTCGGTGCTCGCTTTTCTGATACCCGGAGTTCATCCCCCATGAGTTTGCAGACTCGCATCGAATCCCTGATCCAGCGCCTCGCGTCGGAGTTCAAGACCATCCATGAGCAGGTGGGCACGCTCGCTCGCCTGTCGACCACGGACAAGACCAGCCTGGTCGCGGCGATCAACGAGCTGCGTGCGCAGTTCGACAAGATCGCCAGCGCCGCGTTGATCGATGACGCCAACGCGGCCGGCACCACGACCACGTTCTCCGCCTCGCGTATCACCAGCCTGCTGGACGCACTGAAGGCCGACCTGCTCGGCGGTGCGGACGCGGCCTTCGACACCCTGAAGGAGTTGCAGGAGGCGATCCTCAAGGACCAGACCGGCATCGCCGCGTTGCTGGCCGCCGTGGATCGGCGCCTGCGTTTCGATGCCGCGCAGGCGCTGACCGCCGACGAGCAGGCCCAGGCCCGCCAGAACATCGGTGCGGTGGCGGCTGCCGCCATCGGCGACCCCGAGACGGACTTCGTGCCGGTCTTCGAGGCGGCGCTGTCGGGCGCCTGACCCGCCGCCGATGTCGCTGACCGGAAACATCGCCGAGCTCGCCGCCGCCATTGCCCAGGAGGTGCGCGCGCGCATCACGGCGGACCACCCGGGCTTGGCCCGCGCCTGGGTGTGCTTCGGCACCGTCGGCGACCAGGCGGTGATCCGGTCGGCCTTCAACGTCCAGCGCGTCGAGCGCTTGGCTGCGGGCCGTTACCGCGTGGTCTTCACCGAGCCCATGCCCGACGCCGGCTACTGCTGGACGGCCTTCGCCCGCAACGCCGGGCGCCAGTCCGCCATGAAGTCCGCCAGCGCCCGCGCGCGCGCCGAGGCCAAGACCGCGGCGTTCGTGGAGGTCATCTGCACGACCGCGGCCGGGACGCTGACCGATACCTCCGAACTCAACCTGATCGTATTCCGCTGATGGCATATACCGAAGCGCAACTGCAAGCGCTGGAGGCCGCGCTCGCAAAGGGCGAGCGTCGCGTCACCTTCCAAGACAAGACCGTCGAGTACCGCTCGGTCGACGAGCTCAAGATGGCGATCCGCGAGGTGCGGCGTGGCCTGTTCGTGCAGGCCGCCGAAACCGGGCTGTGGCCGGGTGCCCCGCGCCAGATCCGCGTGACGACCGGCAAAGGGTTCTGATGGCCGGAGCTGTATCTCGAACCTCTGGCCGAACCTCTGGCGGCTGGTTCGCCCGGATCCGCAGCGTGTTCGGCCAAGCACCGGTCCACGAGGCTTCCGGCCGAGGCCGGCGCTCGCTCGCCTGGATGCCAAGCAACCCAGGAGCGGTGGCGGCGCTGCTCGCCAGCGGCGCGGACCTGCGCATCAAGAGCCGCGATCTGGTCCGGCGCAATGCCTGGGCGCAGGCCGGCATCGAGGCGTTTGTCGCCAATGCGGTCGGCACCGGCATCAAGCCGCAGAGCCTGTCCACCGATGACGCCTTCAAGGCCGAGGTGCAGGCGCTGTGGCGCGACTGGACGGCCGAGGCGGATGCAGCCGGCCAGACGGACTTCTACGGCCTGCAGGCGCTCGCCTGCCGAGCCATGCTCGAAGGCGGCGAGTGCCTGATCCGCCTGCGCCCGCGCCGCGAAGAGGACGGTCTCGCCGTGCCGCTGCAACTGCAGTTGCTGGAGGCCGAGCACCTGCCGATGCACCTGAACACCGATCTGCCTTCCGGCAACGTGGTGAGGGCGGGCATCGAGTTCGACGGACTGGGGCGCCGGGTGGCCTACCACCTGTACCGGTCGCATCCGGACGACGGCAGGCTTGCGCCGATGTCGGGGCAGGGCGGGCTCGATACCGTGCGGGTCGACGCGAGCGAGATCATTCACCTGTTCCGCGTGCTGCGGCCCGGCCAGATCCGGGGCGAGCCGTGGCTGTCGCGCGCACTGGTCAAGTTGAACGAACTCGACCAGTACGACGACGCGGAGTTGGTGCGCAAGAAAACCGCCGCCATGTTCGCCGGCTTTGTCACCCGCCAGAGCCCGGAGGACAACCTGATGGGCGAGGGCCTGCCGGACGAGGCGGGTATTTCGCTGGTCGGGCTGGAGCCTGGGACGCTGCAGATTCTGGAGCCGGGCGAGGACATCAAGTTCTCGGATCCGGCCGACGTGGGCGGATCCTATGGCGAGTTCCTGCGCACGCAGTTCCGCGCAGTTGCCGCAGCCCTGGGTATCACCTACGAGCAGCTGACCGGGGACCTGACCGGCGTCAACTACTCGTCCATCCGGGCGGGTTTGCTGGAGTTCCGCCGGCGCTGCGAGATGGTGCAGCACAGCGTGCTGGTCCACCAGATGTGCCGCCCGGTGTGGGCCGCCTGGATGAAGCAGGCGGTGCTTGCCGGCGCGCTGGTGGCCCCCGGCTTCGCGCGCGGTGGCGCCGCCCGCCGCCGTCAGTACCTGCAGGCGAAATGGGTCCCGCAGGGCTGGCAGTGGGTGGACCCCGAGAAAGAATTCAAAGCGATGTTGTTAGCCATCCGTGCCGGCCTGATGAGCCGCTCGGAAGCCATCTCGACGTTCGGCTACGACGCCGAGGACATCGATCGCGAGATCGCCGCCGACAACGCCCGAGCCGACGCGCTCGGCTTGGTCTTCGATTCCGACCCGCGCCACACCGCGAAGGATGGCGCTGCGGCGTCCCGCACGGGCACCACCACCGGCGAGCCCGTCGCCGCCTGAAGGATTTCCATGACCCTATTGCCTCATCTGGCGACACGCCTGTTCGGCGTGCCGCTGGCGATTGATCGCCCCAAACTCGACGTGATCCTGTCAGTGCTGGGGCCACGCGTGGGCTTGGCCGACCTGGCGCCGCCGGGCGACTACGCGCCGCCCCCGCGCGGCACGCCCCGCAGCCACGCCCAGATCGCCGTGATCCCGATCCACGGCACGCTGGTGCGGCGCACCGTGGGCCTGGAGGCCGAATCGGGGCTGGCGAGCTACACCGCCATCGGCGACCAGCTGGACGCGGCACTGGCCGATCCCGGCGTTGCCGCGATCCTGCTCGACGTCGACAGCCCAGGTGGTGAGTCGGGCGGGGTGTTCGATCTCGCCGACCGCATCCGCGCCGCTGCCGCCGTCAAACCGGTCTGGGCGGTGGCCAACGACATGGCGTTCTCGGCGGCCTACGCGCTCGCCAGCGCCGCGTCGCGCCTGTTCGTCTCGCGCACGGGCGGCGTCGGCTCGATTGGCGTCATCGCCATGCACGTCGACCAGTCCGTCAAGGACCAGCAGGACGGCGTCCGCTACACAGCGGTCTTCGCCGGTGCGCGCAAGAACGATCTCAACCCGCACGCGCCGATGACCGACGAAGCGCAGGCACAGCTGCAGGCCGAGGTGAGCCGCATCTACGGGCTGTTCGTCACGACCGTGGCCAGCTATCGCGGGCTGTCGGCCGAGGCGGTGACGGCTACCGACGCTGGTCTGTTCTTCGGGCAGGACGCTGTCACCGCCGGCTTAGCCGACGCCGTCGGCACGTTCGAGGACGCGCTCGCCCAACTCACCGCATCCCTGTCTCCTGCCGCGCCGGCCATGACGGCGCGCGGCGTTTCTCTCAACCCCCAGATGGACTGTTCCATGACCACTCAACCTGATCCCGCTGCAGTCAGCGCGCCGGCTGCGCAAGCACCTGGTGCCACCGCCCAATCCCCAGTGGTTGCATTGCCGCAGGCGGCCCCCGTTGCCAGCCACAGCGACGCCGTGGAGATCGCCCAGCTGTGCACGCTGGCCGGTCGCACCGACCTGATCGCCGGGTTCCTCGAAGCGCGCGCCACGCCCGAGCGCGTGCGCAGCCAACTGCTCGCCGCACGGGCCGAGGCGTCGCCCGAGATCGCCAGCCGCATCGATCCGCAGGTGCCGGCCATGTCCGCCAGCGCCGGCCATCCCGCATCCCCCCACAACCCGTTGCTCCAGGCCGTCAAGAAGCGCCTGGGCATTCAGTAATCACGATCCATGGCAGTTCTTCAAGAACCACTGAACCTGGGCGACCTTCTGAAATACGAGGCGCCCAACCTGTACTCGCGCGAACGCGTCACCGTGGCCGCCGGCCAGACCCTGTCCCTGGGCACCGTGGTCGGCATGGTGACCGCCACGGGCAAGGTCAAGCAGCTTGACCCCTCCGCCACCGATGGCAGTCAGTACGCCGCCGGCGTGCTGATGCAGGCGTGCGACGCCCACCTGGCCGACCGCGACGACGGCCTCCTCATCGCGCGCCACGCCATCGTCGCCAGCCACGCGCTGCAGTGGCCCGCCGGCATCGCCGCCGTCGAGCAGCACGCCGCGATCTCTCAACTCAAAGCGTTGGGCGTCCTGGTACGCATCGGGGCCTGATCGACTATGCAAAATCCATTCACTAATCCTGCCTTCGAGATGGCCTCGATGACGGCGGCCATCAACCTGATCCCGAACCGGTACGGCAAGCTGGAGCAGATGAATCTGTTTGCGCCCAAGCCCGTGCGCACGCGCCAGATCATCGTGGAGCAGCGCGAGGGCGTGCTGACCCTGCTGCCGACGCTGCCGCCGGGCTCGCCCGGTACGGTCGGCACGCGCGGACGGCGCAACGTGCGCTCGTTCGTCATTCCGCACATCCCGCACGATGACGTGGTGCTGCCCGAAGCGGTGCAGGGGCTGCGCAGCTTCGGCTCGGAAACCGAACTGGAATCGGTGTCCAGCGTGATGGCCGAACGCCTGGAAACGATGCGCAACAAGCACGCCATCACGCTGGAGCACCTGCGCATGGGCGCGCTCAAAGGCAAGATCCTCGATGCCGATGGTTCCACCCTCTACAACCTGTTCGATGAGTTCCGCATTCAGCAGAAGGTGGTGAACTTCGAGCTGGGGGTCGATAAGACCGAGGTCCGCAGTAAATGCGCGGATGTGCTCAGCATGATCGACGAATCCCTGCTCGGCGAGGTCATGACCGGCGTGCACTGCCTGTGTTCGACCGATTTCTTCAAGGCACTGGTCAGCCACAAGAGCGTCAAGGAGGCCTATTCGCGCTGGCGTGAAGGGATCATGCTGATCAACGACGTGCGGGCCGGCTTCGAGTTCGGTGGCATCACCTTCGAGGAGTATCGGGGCAAGGCGTCCGACGCGGAGGGCACTGTGCGCAACTTCATCGAACCAGGCGCGGCACACATCTTCCCGGTGGGCACCATCGACACCTTCAGCACGTACTTCGCGCCGGCCGACTTCAACGAGACGGTCAACACGCTGGGCCAGCCGATGTATGCCAAGCAAGAGCCGCGCAAGTTCGATCGCGGAACCGATGTGCACACCCAGGCCAACCCGCTGCCGATGTGCCTGCGCCCCGGCGTGCTGGTCAAGCTGACGATGGGGTGACCATGGATATCGTGGAGACCCTCTACGAAGCCGCTGGCAATGCCGGGTTGCTGAAAGAGTGCGTCTGGCGGCCGTCCGACGGCAGCCCGCCGCGCACCAACCTGGTGGGCTTTGCCGCGCCTGACGAGACGCTGCTCGACGGCCTGACGGTCAGCACCGAGTATGTGATGTCCTACCCCTGCCGCGTCTTTGCGGGGCTTGCGCCCCGCGAGACCGTCGAGATCGCGGGCGCCGTCTTCCACGTACGTGATTTGCGCGCGATCGGCGACGGCTCCGAGATCCGCGCCAAGCTCACGCGCCTGTAATCCCCTATGGCAGTCAACTCTGTTCGCGAGCGGATCCTGCTCGCGATGATGGCGGCCGTCCGTCCGCCGGTGCAGGCGCTCGGCGCCACGCTGCACCGCTCACCTGCGGTCGCCATCGCGCGTGAACAGTGTCCGGCGCTGGCGGTGTATCCGGAGAGCGATGCCATCGCCAGCCGGGCCAATGACCGTGTCACCCGCGAACTGACCGTGCGGATGACGGCGCTGGCCCGCGCGGTGCCGCCCGCCACGCCGGAGACCGAAGCCGACCGGCTGCTTGTCGTGGCCCACGCCGCGCTGATGGCCGATGTGAGTGTCGGTGGCCTGACGCTCGGTATCCACGAGCTCGATTGCGAGTGGGACGTCGAGGACGCCGACGCTGTGGCGGCGGCCATTCCCGCGCGCTACCGCATCACCTACCGGACCCTGGCCGCCGACCTGGCGACGCCGGCCTGATGTCGTTCTGACAGCCGTTCTGGCCGCCGCTTCCGGCGGCCACCCGTACGTCCAAGCGCCCCCGTTCGGGCAGCGCTTACCCCCGTACCCATTTCTGCGTCACGCAAGGATTTTCTCCCAACCATGAGTACCTACGCCTCCTTCCAGGGGCGCGTCTTCCTCGGCAAGCGAGATGCCGCGGGCATGCCCTATGAGGTGCGCTCGCCCGGCAACGTGGCCGAGCTGAAGCTGTCCCTCAAGACCGACGTGCTGGAGCACTACGAAAGCCAGACCGGCCAGCGCACGCTAGACCACCGGATGGTCAAGCAGAAGTCCGCCACGATCAACCTGACCATCGAGGAGTTCACTCGCGACAACCTCGCTCTGGCCCTGTACGGCAACCACGTCACCGGCGACGGCGGTCTGGTCAACGACGAGCCGGTCGGCGGCGAACAGCCGCTGGTGGGCGACCGCTACTTCCTGGCCCACCCCAAGGTGTCCAAGCTGGTGATCAAGGACAGCAGCGCCAAGCCCGCCACGCTGGCGGCCGGTGTCGACTACACCGGCGATCCGGACTTCGGGTCGATCCAGTTCCTGCGCCTCGACGACGGTGCCACCCCGCCGGTGCCTTACGTGAAGCCGTTCAAGGCGACGTATGTTTTCGGCATGGTCACAGAGATCGGCATCTTTACGCAGCCGCTGCCCGAGCGCTACCTGCGCCTGGAGGGCCTGAACACGGCCCAGGGCAATGCCAAGGTGCTGGTCGAGCTGTACCGCGTCGCCTTCGACCCACTCAAGGAGCTCTCCCTCATCTCGGACGACTACAACAAGTTCGAGATGGAAGGGTCGCTGTTGGCCGATGCCACCAAGCCCGTCGATGCGGTGCTCGGTCAGTTCGGCCGTATCGTGCAGCTGTGAGGGCGGCCATGGACGATCTGGACAAACTGATTCCCCAGCCAACCCACCTCGATGTGGGCGGCGAGTCGCTCGTCATCCAGCCGCTGAAGGTCGGGCGGCTGCCGGATTTCTTGCGCGCGATCTCGCCCGTCTTGCAGCAGCTCCAGGCGCCGAAGATCGACTGGCTCGGGCTCTTCATCGAGCACGGCGACGATCTGCTGCAGGCTGTCGCGATCGCGGTGGGCAAGCCACGAACCTGGGTCGATGACCTGGCCGCGGACGAAGCGATTCTTCTGGCGGCCAAGGTGGTCGAGGTGAACGCGGATTTTTTTACCCGGACGGTGTTGCCAAGACTCGACGTTCTGATCGACCAGGTGGCGAGCGGGCCGGCGGCATCTGGTTCGATGCCATCCAGCGCCTGATCGACCACGGTCACCGGCTGCCCGACGTGCTCGGCTACACCCTTGCCCAGGTGCGTGGCTTCTTGAATGCCACCGCCCGCGCGGAGGCAGCACGCGACGCGCGGCTGCTGTCGGTCGTCGCGATCGGCGCGCGGGGCGACGCGCGCAATCTGGAACACACGCTCGATCAGCTCACCGACAAGGCCAACAGCCATGCGCATTTCCGTTCGAATCGATAGCGCGGCTGCGCAGGCCCAATTGCGCCGCTGGGCGGGCGAATTCCGTCCGAAGGTGAAGAAGGCCGTCGCGCAAGCCATGGCCGGCGAGGCGGCCGAGCTCAAGCAGCAGCTGCGCGATTACGTGGCCGGCCAGATGCGGGTGGTGAAGCGCTCGTTCCTCAAGGGCTTCACAGCCAAGGTGCTGGACAAGGATCCGAAGCGTCTGCCGGCGCTCTACGTGGGCTCGCGTGTCCCGTGGTCCGCCATCCACGAGCGGGGTGGTGTGATCGCGGGCCGGCTGCTGATTCCGCTGTATGGACGCGTTGGCAGGAAGCGCTTCAAGGCGCAGATCGCCGAGCTGATGCGTGGGGGGAACGCGTATTTCGTGAAGAACGACCGGGGGAATGTGGTGCTGATGGCCGAGAACATCGGGGAGCACGACCGGCCGCTGGCCGGCTTCAAACGCCGCTACCGCAAGGCCGAAGGCGTCAAGCGCATCAAGCGCGGTGCGGATGTGCCGATTGCGGTGCTGGTGCCGCGTGTCGTGCTCAGGAAGCGGCTCGACATTGATCAACTGGTGACGCGGCGCATTCCGCGCCTGTCCGCCGCTATCGAGGCGCGCATCCGACAGCTGGGCTGACCGGTGTGCGCCTCGTGGCGGCAGGCGGTGCCTGCCGGTGAATCAGGCGATCAGGAACTTGTCACGGTTCTTACCGATCCAGGCCGGGGCGCGGCCACGGCCGGTCCACGTGGCGCCGGTCTTGGGATCGCGGTACTTGGGGACCGGGGCAGCCTTGGGGCCACGCTTGGTGGCGCGCTTCGGTGCCAGGCCAATGTCCTCGGCGGTCAGGCCGTATTCCTGTACGACCTGACGCACTTGCTCGGTGATGGTTGCCAGCTCTTTCTGGCGCGCGGCTTCGAGTTGCTCTTCAAGCTTGTTCTTTTGAGCAAGCAGGTCTTTGTAAGTTGCCATGTGGATTCCCCAAGAGGTCGTTGTAGTTGAAATAACCGATGCCAAACGTCGTTAGCGCAAATCGCAAAGACTCACATGTCATCGGTTATTGAAATTTTAGCTGCAAATTAAATGGACTGCAGGTGATGTGAGGTGCTGTTTTCAATAAATTAACAAAGATTGAACATTGCCATCGGCCTATGGAAACGGTGCCGCGGCGATGGGTGACGCTCGTTTCGCGACTTCCCCGCTTCAATTACCTCGGGCTGGCCAGAGACATTCTGATTACCCACGCCTGAATCGCGCCGCTGCGCTGCGGCAGCCGCCTGCAATACCACTCCCCTGACAAGCGGTCGTGCTCGCCATTCCTTTGACCGGCGGTTTGTCCCTGCGCGTCCGCTGATGCCGATCAGCCTCGGCACTTAATGCCCATCGATTCGCCGGCCCGCTCGCGGTCGGTGCGACTGGCTCCTCTCGGGGCCACGATCATGAACATACCTATTACCACCGACACCGATGACTGCCGGATCGGGAAAGGACGCACACCTCGCCGTGTGGGGGCCTATTACAACGAGATCGTTCCATTTGCGGCCGCATGGCTGCGCAACCTGATCGCCGCCGGCCACATCGCGCCGGGCGACGTAGATGAACGAGACATTCAAGATGTGCGACCCGACGACCTGCGGGGAAATCGCCAACACCACTTCTTCGCCGGAATCGGCGTCTGGTCGCTGGCCCTGCGTCGTGCAGGTTGGCCCGATGATCGCCCCGTGTGGACCGGCTCCTGCCCGTGTCAGCCTTTCTCCCAGGCAGGCAAAGGGCTTGCATTTGCTGACGAGCGGCACCTGTGGCCAGCCTGGTACCACCTCATCAGTGAGTATCGACCTGCAGTTGTTCTTGGAGAGCAGGTTGCAAGCAAGCACGCGGATGCTTGGATCGACCTTGTATGCGCTGACGTGGAAAGCTTGGCGTACGCCTTCGGGGCGGTCCCGTTTCCGGCTGCGGGCGTCGGTGCGCCGCACATCCGCGACAGGCTCTATTGGGTGGCCCACGCCTCAGGCAATGGTGGCCAGTGGGGGCGGACAGGCAGAGCGGGCGGGAGCGACACGGCTTGGCTCGAACAGCGTCGACTTGGTGTTGCTGGCCGGATGGCCGACCCCTTGTCAGCAGGATGGCCCGAAGGGCGGGCCCTCGCAGGGCATCGATCGCCTTCCCGGCTGCGTGCCATTGGCGGGTTGGCCGACTCCAATGGCGGGCACTCCAGCGCAGAACGGCAACAACGCAGCTGGCAACAACGACAGCAGTCGCAGAACGGTGGCAATGGTTTCGGGCTGGGCCACACCGAACGCGAGGGACTGGCATTCGGCCAGCGGCTCGACGGAGTTTCTGGCGCAACGGGCGGAACAGACACGCGGCAAGCCACTGAGCGAGCAGGCGTTCACGCTCCTTCCAGGGCCGGCCCGACTAACGGTCTGTGGCGAGCTGCTGACTGGCTCCTGTGCCGGGATGGACGCTGGCGGCCAGTTGAACCCAGCTCATTCCCGCTGGCTGATGGCGCTGCCTCCCGAGTGGGACGTCTGCGCGCCTATGGCAACGCGGTCAACGCGGAAGCGGCAAGGCTCTTCATTGAGCACCTGATGGAGTGGCTGTGATGCCAGTCGCTCCCGGTCACCGTTCTCAGCGTTCCGCATTGACCAACTGGTGGCACGGCGGATTCCGCATCTTTTTGCCGTAGTGGAAGCGCAGGTGAGGAAGTTGAGCTGGTGAAAATTCGGGATCAACCACCGCTGTTCGCACTTGGTTCGCATGCAGCCAGTTTCGATGTGTACCCTCTAACAGATACTATCCAAACAAGAGTATAGCCATGGGAATTTGTGCTTCCAAAGACGTCACCAGGACAGTTTACAGCGATACATCAAGAGCACCCTCCGTTGCCGATTCGGCAAACACATCGGCTCCGGCGAGCCCGACAGCACGCACGGTATCGTCTGAGCTCTCCGGGCTCTCGAGGTTCACTGGTGGCGCAGGATCCGGTTCATCCACGCATTGGTCATCGGTCAGAAGTAGTATCAATTTGGCCGATCCACGCGACAGCCGTTTTACCCGAGCCATGGACGTTTTGGGTGCACTTTACAGGAATTCGCCGACGTTCAGACAACTGGCAGATAAGGTTCGGGATGAAGGTGGCGTGACGCTCCGGATGCTAGACGATGGCGGCGTCGCTTCTACGGACCTCAGTAATCGCGTCATTCGCGTTTCGCCTCAGACGTTGTCGAACAACGGCAGTGGAGATGGGCCATCACTCGTGAGCGCATTGGTTTTTGAGTTGAATAACCTCTCTCGTGCCGATGAGGCGAACGCCGTATACGGTCTCGCTCAATATGGCGCGTTCGATGCAGCAAGTTATGCGCGTGAGCTCGAGCGAATCGAATACCAAGGGGGGGTATCGTGCGGGCAGATATTCCAGGAGGCCCGCGATTCGCTCCGCGCCTTCGGGGAAGCAGATCACCCAGAGCGCTGGTTTCTTCATGAGAATCCCCACGGTGGATCGTTGCAACCCATGTATTCGTCGTTTGCGGATTCACTCGATTACCAAAGAGAGATTGGTCACACAGGCGTATACGAAACAGATTTCCGGAATTCGCACAACCAGTGGTAGGCAATGAGCTTTGTCTGCCGTGGATCCATATTCGGCGCTGTGCCACGGCATCCTGTGCCTAATGGGCGAACGTGACCGGTTACGAAACATACTTGAGCGCAGCACGACCGGCGCGCTGGTGGGCTTCAAGCGGCGCTACCGCAAGGCCGAGGGCGCCAAGCGCGCGGATGTGCCGATTGCTGTGCTGGTGCCGCGTTTCGTGCTCAGGAAGCGGCTCGACATTGATCAACTGGTGGCGCGGCACATTCTACGCCTGTCCGCCATCGAGGCGTGCATCCGGCAGCTGGGCTGATCGGTGCGTGCCTCGTGGTGGCAGGCGCCGCCTGCTGGTGACTCTGCGTCCTCGATGGTATGAAATGGATGGCAGGCGAAACGAGTTGTTCGGGACACGGCATCGCGCCTTTGTCCCTCTTGTCAGTCCTCTGCGGCCACGATCTGAGTCACGAACTGAACCGAATGGTCATCTCGAATAACGGCGCCGAGCGGCGTGTTCGTCGCTCGCCTTTCGCAGGTTTCGTCGAATTCCAGGGCGACGTCCAGTTGCCATAACAGGTTCCGGAGTGCTACCGCCGTACTAATCGACATATCACCCTGTGTGTCACCACCGTGCATAGCAGCCCGGACTGTCAGCCCCTCCCGCATTGTTTCCTCAAGGTAGTTTCTGATGGACATCAAGACTTCATCCGGCATCAACTCCTCATGGGCAAATGGGAGGAGGTGAAATACGCGTACCTTGGCGCCGGGCAGGCGGTCCCCCGTGGCCGGTTCGATGTTCTCAGCAGCACAAGCGATTGCAATGCACGCCGTCATGTTGTCGGTGACGACGAGTGTGTTTGGTTGGCTCGTTCCAGTGCTGTAAAGGTGGCTGGTGCTCTGGGTGTTGGGTGTGAGGCCATTGAACCCGGCTACTTTCACAGTCGCAGTCCGATCCAGTTCAAAGCGGTAGGGGTGGTAGGCCGTCTGGTCCATCGCACGTTCAATCCGGACGCGCGGGAAGAGGGACCCACTGCGGTCTTTGATGAAGTGGTCTTGGTGCGTCCGTGCCGACTGGTACGCCTCCAGAGGCCGCATTCTGAGTGTGAGCTGTGCGCCGCGGCGTGCCAGGCCATGATGCGAGACATTGACTGGCGTGGACAGTGTGCGCAAGCCTTCCAGAACCCCTCGGTTCGAGCGTGTTGGCCTCTCAGTCCGATTCCCGGCTGAGGTCGCGTCGGCCGCATCGGTTGTCAAAGATCCTTGCGAATCGACTTCTGAGAACGAATTTCTCGACGATGAAACACATAAACCCATGGCAGTCCTTGCTAGCGAAATGGTGGCAAGACTAAATGTAACTGCACACGGTTACTGATGTTGCGACCGTCCCGAATCGATGCGCGTTCTTGCGAATCCGTCCCGACGTAGGGATTTGATGGGAGGTCTTGCAGGGTGGGGGGCAGCGAGTTCGCCGTATGTGCTTATTTCGGTTTGCCGCGCATCAGAAAAAGGGGGCAATGGGCACAACTCCACATTTCCACGGGCAGCATAGGCGAGACCAAGTGACGGCTCTTTTGGCGAAGCACAAAGGTCTCACGTTGCGCCTGAAATAACGATGTCACAACGAATTTCCATCCTCGTCGCCCTTGATGGCGCAGACGAGGGGCTCAAACGCGCCATAACCTCCGCCGAGCGCAGCCTCGGTGAATTGGCCGCCTCTGCCAAAACCGCTGGCGATAAAGCCGCCGCAGGCATCGCCCAGGTCAAGGCCGGCGTCTCCGTCATCAGCGAACAGATCACCACCGCCAGGACGCAACTGTTCGCCTTCCTGTCGATCAACTGGGCAGTCGGCAAGGCTCAGGAGATCGTTCAGATCGCCGACGCCTGGAACATGATGGCCGCGCGCCTCAAGTTGGCGACCGCCGGCCAGCGCGAGTTCACGACCGCGCAGACCGCGCTCTTCGACATCGCCCAGCGCATCGGCGTGCCGATTCAGGAGACGGCCACGCTGTACGGCAAGCTGCAGCAGGCGGTGCGCATGCTCGGCGGTGAACAACAGCAGGCGCTCACCATTACCGAGAGCATCTCGCAGGCGCTGCGCATCTCCGGCGCGTCGGCCAACGAGACGCAATCGGCGCTGCTGCAGTTCGGACAGGCGTTGTCGGCGGGCGTGCTGCGCGGCGAGGAGTTCAACTCCGTGGTCGAGAACAGCCCCCGGCTCGCGCAGGCCCTGGCCGATGGCTTGAACGTCCCCATCGGCCGGCTGCGCAAGATGGCGGAGGAGGGGCGGCTGACCGCCGACGTGGTGGTCAATGCGCTGCTGTCGCAGAAGGACAAGCTCGCCACCGAGTACGCGCAACTGCCGGCAACCGTCTCACAGGCGTTCGAGCGATTGCGCAATGCATTCGGGCAGTACGTCAACCAGGTCGACCAGGCCACCGGCTTCACCGGCAAGCTGGCAGGGGCGCTGACTTGGCTCGCGCAGAACCTCGACGCGGTGATGCAGTGGCTCAAGCGCAT